TGGATGCGCTATAACCACCGTCAGTGCGAGTATGGCGCTCAGATTTATGTGCAAAACACCATGTCTCGCGTGCTGGGCACCGCTCACCAAATTGATGTAGAACTACTGTCTTGGGATCTTGTTAAACCTGCAGCCGTAAGAACACAAGCTGTGAAGAAAAAGCGGAGGCTGTAATGGAGATAGCACCGTTTCCCAATAGCGTCAACGTGCCATATCACGGCATTGACCAGTTACGTGACAGCTACCGCATTGATCAAATATCTCGCAACACAACCAAAGAAATTGCAGCGATAACTCGTTACAGCGAACTTGTGTATGAGTATCGTAGCGGAGAGATACACACCTCAACACTCAAAGTCACACGACAAGATTATTTGGATCTTGAAGCATGAGCATGATGATTTTCGTTTTAATTATCTTAGAGCGTGGACAACCCACAGGACAAGAGTTTTACTTTCAAGAGCTGACAAGCTGCCTTGAGTACAGTAACGCGCTCAACGCACAGTCTGTCGGTAGCATTAACCAACTTCTAAGCAACAACCGATACTTCTCGACCTACTGTGCAGTGCGAGAGATACCTACCGCAGATGCGGGTAACAAGATACTGTTCCGTGATCCCAAGAAGGCGGCGTCCGAATGAAAGCTAAAATGGTAATGATCTTGGTTGTAGGGCTAATCTTCCTGCTTGCGACCATAGTTATTGGTGATTTTTATATAGCCATAACCGAAAGCCGCCCACCCGATGAGTCTGTAATTAGGTTGCTAGAACACGCCATCATTGGCATCGTAAGCCTTTGTGCTGGCTATATCGCAGGTAAAGATAATGAGTCCTAAGAAACTAGAACCTAAATCGCGCTATGCCCAGTACGACCTCGACGGGGACGGGACGGTAAGCGATGAAGAACTTGCAAGAAATCAAGAGCTTGTTGAGATCGAACTGCGTGAAGAGAAAGCAGATAGTCAACGACGAATGGCTTGGGTTAGTCTTAGTAGTATGGTGGTTTTCTCTTTATTACCACTTCTGCCCTTCATACCTGAGTCTCGTTTGTCCACTCTGGCGTCTTTAAGTGACATGTTATTTCTTAGTCAAGCGAGCATCGTAGGATTATACTTTGGTGCTACAGCGTACATGGCGAAACGATGAGCATACTCGCATCACTCATAGGCCCAGCTACTTCTTTGCTCGATAAGGTTATTGAAGACAAAGACGAGAAAAATCGTATTGCCTTTGAGTTGAGTACCTTAGCAGAGAGACATGCAAATGAACTCGCTAAGGGTCAGCTAGAAGTGAACAAAGTCGAAGCTGCTCACAAGTCGTTGTTCGTAGCTGGCTGGCGACCGAGTATCGGTTGGTGTTGTTCTCTAGGGCTTTTGTACCATGTATTGATCGCGCCTATCGCGGGTATCTGGGTAGAAGTTCCAGAGATAGACCCGTCGCTATTAATGACTACTATGACTGGCATGCTTGGTCTTGGTGCTATGAGGAGCTACGAAAAAACTAGGGGAGTTAGCAGAGAAAAGTAATGACTGATTTAATTGAAATGCTAAAACGCCATGAGGGTGTTCGCTCTAAAGTTTATATGTGCTCTGCTGGCTATGAAACTATAGGCGTTGGTCGCAACATAGCTGATTCCGGTCTTGGCTTATCTGATGACGAAATAGATTATCTTCTGAACAACGACATAGAGCGTGTCCGACAAGAGCTAACTGACACGTATTTCTGGTTCCCTGCTCTTAACGAAGCGCGTCAAGATGCGATGATCGATATTAGTTTTAATCTAGGCCAGACAAGACTGCGTGGATTTATTAAAGCGATTGAAGCCATGTCTCGTGAGCAGTTTGACATTGCAGCCGATGAATTTATGGATAGTCGCTGGAGTCAACAAGTAGGCAATCGTGCAGTAGAAGTGACTGAGATGATTCGTACAGGAGAGTATCAGTAATGCCTCTTCAAAAATATATATTTAATCCTGGAATCAACAAAGAAGGAACAGATTACTCTGCTGAAGGAGGGTGGTTTGATTCTAATTTAGTTCGTTTTCGTAAAGGACTGCCAGAAAAAATAGGCGGGTGGCAAAAATATATAGCATCTTCATATGAAGGAACAGGCAGGAAGTTACACGGCTGGGTAGATTTAGACGGTACTAAACTTTTAGGTCTTGGTACACGGTTTAAACTGTATATCCAAGAAGGTACTAGCTACAACGATATTACACCCATACGCAGTACAACAGGTGCAGGTGACGTTACGTTTGCCGCAACCGATGGATCAAGCACGATTACCGTTACAGATTCTGGACACGGAGCAGTAGAAGGGGATTTTGTTACTTTTTCTGGGGCAGCAAGCCTCGGAGGTAATGTTACGGCTGCAGTGTTAAATCAAGAATATCAAGTTGTATCTGTTCCTACAGCTAATACTTTTACAATAGTTGCAAAAGATACTGACGGAGCTACGGTTACTGCTAATAGTAGCGACAGTGGTAATGGCGGTAGTAGTGTTGTAGGAACTTATCAAATTAATTCTGGTCTTGATGTTTTTGTAGACGGTACAGGTTGGGGTGTGGGGGCTTGGTCTTCAGGCACTTGGGGGTCTACAACTTCATTAGGAGACGCTAACCAGTTACGTTTATGGTCGATGGATAACTTTGGCGAAGATTTAATTTCTAATCCTCGCGCAGGAAGTATTTATTACTGGGATAAAACTAACGGGTTAAATACACGAGCTGTTGCTTTATCTTCTTTAGCAGGGGCTAATAAAGCTCCGACTAAAGGATTACAAGTTTTAGTATCAGACGTTGATAGACACGTTATTGTTTTAGGTGCAGATCCGATAAGCGGAGGTTCACGAAGCGGAACTATTGACCCGTTACTGGTTGCGTTTTCTGATCAAGAAAATGCTGCTGAATGGGAGCCTTTAGCTACTAATACTGCAGGGTCATTACGTTGTTCCGCTGGTTCAGAAATAATCGGGGGATTACGCGCTCGTCAA